GTATTATTAATAAATGACAGAAACCAACAGATATAATAATGGCAAAATTTATAAACTTGTCAGCAATCATACTGATAAAATATATATAGGCTCTACATGTAAAGACCGATTGTGTCAAAGATTCTCTAGCCATAAAAGTAGTTATGGGAAATGGTTGAAAAACGAACATAAATATATGTTGAGTTTTGAATTATTCAAATTAGGCGATGTTGAAATTATTTTATTAGAAAGTGTAAATTGTGAAACAAAAGAACAACTTTTAAAAAAAGAACGAGAATATATTGACAGGTATAAAGATATTATTATAAATAAAATAAATCCATTTATATCAAAGGAAGAAAAAAGGGAATATGAAAAAAAATATTTAAAAAAATATTATGAAGAAAATAAAGACAAAAATATATGTGTGAATGTGGCATATCAAAAATATATGTGTGAATGTGGCATATCACTTAGAATGAAAAATAAACCAGCCCATATAAAATCATTAAAGCATCAAGCATATCTTAACACTTTACAACAATAATTTATAACAAAATTTTATTATATACCCATTTAATTTTAAGCAAAAAAAAAGCCCCCTATCGAGTTATACGAGATAGCACGGCGGCATATTATAGTATATCTTATGTGAGATTATAATTATAAATATTTTTCTAAAATTTAATTATATATAGAATGTTAAAAAAAGGATATGTTTATAAAATTGTTAGTCCATCAATAGATAAATGCTATATTGGCTCTACATTGAAAGATATTAAAAAACGATTACAGAAACATAAACATAATTATACTGATTATATACGCAACAATGCAAAAAAATATATGTCATCGTATGAGATTATAAAATATAATGATTATGATATTGAATTACTTGAAGAAATTGAATTCGAGAATATAAATGATTTGCGATATAGAGAAGGATACCATATGATACATAACAATTGTATAAACAAGATGATACCATGCAGACGGAAATTATTACAAGAATTAATTTAATATAATAATAATATATATCTTAATATTATTATGTTTATAAAAAGAGTCGATAATTATATATTCGTTGCTCCCTCTAAAAGAGTTGGTAAAAAATACGATGCTTATACTTTAGATGGTGAGTATATTACGTCCTTTGGTGCATTAAACGATCAGCATTATAGAGATGATAAGATTGGATATTATAAAGATTTATCCCATAATGATAAAATCCGTCGAGATAGATACCGAAAGAGACATATGCATGATAATTTAGATAATCCATATAGTGCCGGTTATCTAAGCTGGAGATTTCTTTGGTCTTAAATTATTCAAATATCTGCGGTGGTTGTGTCTCTGGTTGTTTCACTATTTCGTGCGTGTGGTGTTTATGGTGGTGTTTGTGGTGGTGCTGTTTCTGTGTCTGGTTAATACAACAAGTTGATAAACACCGGCTTTTACATGTGATATCTTGACATATATTATTTCCTTTAATTTCAATCTCCATATCAGGTATTTTACGGCAACATTGATTTCCCATTAATATAATATATTATTATACTATATTAAATTTTATTACTAGCTATTTTTTCCATTTATCGTTTCTTGTAAATTCTCCTAACTGGTTCCTCTTCATCTATTGCCATCATCTCTTTCTTTAACCTTTCTAATTGACTCCGTTCTAATTCACGAATTTTTTCATTAAATTGTTGTTCTTGTTGTTCTCTTCTTAGCTTATCTGCAAGTTTTGCCTGTTTGTTCTTTTGTGCTTTTGTGCTTTTTGTGCTTTTTGTTTTATTGTCTTAGGTTTTATTTCAATAGGTTGTAATTCCTCTATTTTAATTTCTGGTTTTTTTTTAAGAATAATATTATCAGTTATTGTTTTTTTTTCGCTACTTTAATATTAAATGGATATTGTGGCGGCCTACTGTGAATACCTTTTTTCTCGTTTTTTCTACTTTGTGCTTTTAATGCTCTCAGATATTTCATATAATCCCCAACTAACTCCTGTTCTTCATCATTTTCCCATACATCCAACTGTCCTTCATCTGGATTTTCAACTCCTAGTATTTCTAATCTCTCGCGGTTATCTTCATCTCTTATAGACCATGCATCATATGCTTTTTTTTTGTTTCTTTCGTAAGGCTTTTAAATCCTTAATTTGTTTTTTAAGTTTTGTATTAAATACTGGCATTCCTGCTACTTCTTTAGGTTTTTTACTTTCTTTCGGTTTATTACTTTCTTTCGGTTTCGGTTTATTACGTTCTATAATTTTATCTAATTGTTCCTTTAATGCAAAATATACGTATTCTTTCTCATATATCATACCATATTTATTACTCCATTCACTACTAATACGGTCTGTTTTATCTAATATTTTTTTATCTTCTTGTATAGATAATGCTATTTTATTTAATTCTTTTATTAATTCTTTTATAATATCTTTATCAGCCGCTTCACCAAATTTATAAATGTTTCTCATAACTGATATTATATAATTATTTTGCTCTGTCATATTTTTGTCAATATCATCTGTATTAATACGTGTATGTGGTATTAGTCCTGATGATATTTGTGCTTTAGTTCCTACTTTTCGTGTATGTTTTGCTCTATTTGCAAATTCTCGTCTAACAGCTGTTAATCTACCTTTTTCCATAGGTTCATCTATTGTTATCGCTTGTTGCTTCTGTGGTATATATTCTTGTCTCATCTGTTCTATCATATCACGTATATTACGGTCATCACTTAATCTGGTATCATACATGCTTGGTTCAAATGATTCAATAGGATGTGGTGCATATTGTTGTGTTATCTGTTCTATCATAGCTAATTGTTCTGGTGTATATACTTCTGTGCCTCTTCGTTCTCGTGGTCTCATTTCTTGTATTATCTCTTCTACTGGTTGCGCTGGTTGTCCTCTACTCAATAATATACATAATAGTTGTGCTTTCTTTAGTTTTGATACTGGTATTGTTTTATCCATTGATTTAACAATTTTATTCAATTCTCCTTTTTTCATATTGAGATAATTATTAAAACATGAGCTTGTAAAATCTTCTTTATTGGCCATTACTGGTTTTTTTGCTCCTCCCTTAGGTGCATATAAATCTAATAACTCCTGTGTTGATAGGTTTGGTGTTTCTTCTATTTTAATAAATGAACCTTTTGGTTTTTTTTCAATTTCTGTATATAGTTCTCTATATTTAGTAAGTTCATTAGTTGCTTTATTTAATTCAGATTTAAATTGTTCTTTCTCATCCTCTTTTTTTGCATTCATCATCTTACTCGTTAGATTTTTTACTTTACCTCTTAATGCTGAAATTTTAGCCATTATTTTATCTCGTGTCAGTTCATTCTTTCCTGGTTTTGCTTTTTTAGCTTTGCTCATATCTACTTTTTCAATTCCATAATATCGTATTTGTCTTTTCTTAATACATTCATCTAATGTGCCTCTACGTTGATTTTTTTTTAATGATTGAATGCTACATGAAATATCTGACATAGTATATTATATATATAATTATATTATAAAATTATTTATACAGTATTTATTTGTAAATTCGCTAAATCTATTAATACTGTGAAATTTTCACTTGCTGTTTGTGCCGGATATGCTACTACACTTATATAATCACCTTCAACTATTTCACAAAAGATAGATGTATTTAATGTAAATCGACTTGATTTATAGTTTGAGCCTGGTAAAAATGATAAATATGCTGGTATAGATTCCCTTTTAATATCATCATCTTTATCATATTGAATTAATTTAATTGCCGCTCCTATCTGGTCTATAATTATTCCATCTGGTTCAACAACTGAAACCTCAGCCACTACTGATGCATTAACTGTGCCATTCTCTGGATAAAATTTTGTTTCATTATCTTCCACTATTACATTACGGTTATATAGTTGTGTATTAAATTCAATTGCGAATACCGGCTCTCCTTCAGTTATCTCTTGTGATGCTGTTGATTTTCCATAGTATAAACTACTTCCTAAATTTATTAGATTACGGCAATAAATTGTTAGGTCATTTGGATATAGAATATCTCTGAAATCCATTTTTGATATATATTATTATACAACAAAATAATTATTATATTTATTGAAATCTAAGAGATGATTTACGGCTACCTTTGCGGCTACCACTGCGGCTGCCACTATGCATACGGCCGCCGGTATAACCTGCGCCGCTTACATGTGCAACTGCATCCTTAATATGTTTCGTAATCATGCGGCCACGTTTTGTATTTCTGCTGGCGCTATGTTTAGTAATAAGTTTATGCATACGGCCGGCTAAACCCCATCCTTGCAAATCGTGATTTACAATATGTTGATAATGAGTTGTTGCAACCTGTTGATGCGCATTTGCAACATCCGAAAGAGTCAATGGACTCTGGATAAGCTTGCTTTCATTGACGCCGCGGACTTGCAAGATAGATGGATAAACAAAGACATAATACAAGCTTAGCTGGTTGTTTGTTAGTCTGTAAATGTTTTTAACACTTACATTGGCTTGAAACAAAAACTTATAATTGGTTCCTGGAGATACCTGCTGGCCGCCTGCCATCACTTTAATATTAGTATCAAAATTAAGTTTAATAACACTGCCTACACCGGTTGTATAGGTTAGGGTTGGAGATACGCTATTTAATAGGGGAGTGCCTGCAAATGATGGATACGGGAGTTCGCTACCATTCTCAACACACATTTTATATAGAGTGTTGGAGTTAGATTGATTAAGCATATTTACACCTGCCACTTGAAGATTAACCTGATTGATAGCACAAAAGGTATCCGTAAGCTGACTACCATGACATACTGATGCATCATTTAATACAAGAGCTTGAGAAGTATAATTGGACATAGGATGAGATGCAAAAATCAAAACATATGAAGGCACTGTATCGAGAGTAATAGAAGGCCCCGATACAACACGAAAGCCATCTGCTGGAGCCTGATTAAACTGAAGAGAATAACGGTCAAGAATTTGAAGAGGCATATTATCAACTGGAGGCACCACACTCATATCAGTCAAATTGTAAGTTGTAAAGGTTGCAACTGGAGGAGCAACACCACTATTAGGGCCGATTAGAGCCTGAATATTTGTAATGCTTAGACGGTCGCTAAGAGCATCGCGGCAAAATGCAAGAGTTCGAGTTGCAAGGCTTTGAAGCTGAAGGTTGAGCACAAGGTTATCAATATGGCTGAATGCTGGAGATGATGGCCCATGCACGCTGAAAGTTGAAAGAAGAGGTGAAAGAAATACACAAAATGAGAATTTAACGAGCAATGATGCAGCAACTGCGGTATTGCTTTCAACAGTAATATCATAAGCTGCACGGCCAAGATATGAGCCACTACCATTACGATAAAGAGACAAAACATTACGAAGGCCGCCTACCATATCGTCGTAATTGCTGCACGAATCAAATGCAACAGAATCAACGGTTTCGAAATGCTTACGCCAACCCATAGGAGCCGATTGTTCAAAAGCACTGGTAATAATACCATTATCTGAAGGTTGAGAAATCTGAGCGGTTGAGGCAACAGATAGCTGACAGTTATTAATTGCTTTAGTAATTGCATTACTACGGACACCGAATTGTCCATCTTGAAGCAAGGGAAGGCCGGATGCACGAGAGCCGGTTATATTAAAACGAATAGGCACATCCATGAGAATTACTTTATCTGCAATCTGCGAATCTGCATTAGACATTTGAAGTTTAAAGTTCAAAAGAGAGTCAGAATAGTTAGATAGAGTGACAACCTGAAAATATGCATTTTCAACGGCTGACTTTTGCACCATATATGATGGCTTATGATTGAAATCGCATACGGGGTCTATTACTGAGCTTAGAGGCATCGAGCCGGGGACATTACTCATTGTATTATATATATATATATTAACTACATAATATTTTTTATAAAATATTATATTCTATATTGTAATTCAAATTTTGTGTTTATTATTTAATAATTCTATATGTTTATTAGTTCTTTTGTGTTTTGATAGGCATTGACGAGATACTGATGCACCACAATCACATATAACAGCTTCTTGTTTATATTTTTGTATTTTTTCTAAGTTTTCTAATCTATATTCTTTTACTCGCTTTATCTTCTGTTCTTTATTATCAATATAATGTTTTTTAGCTATTTTATTTGCTTCAATGCTTATTTGTTCTTTTGTTCTATGAGCTCTTTTATAGTTAAGGCATATCTCTTTATTTATTTCTATATGGTATTGTTCTCTTTCTCGTAATTTATTAATACTTTCACATTCATAACGTTCTATTAGTTCGATACGTGTATTAGGATACGTAAATAATATTTTTGAGCCGGTATTATTATGGTCGTTTTTATGGCATTTGAATCTTTCACAAAGTAGCCTTTTAATTGTTGAGCCGATATATATATTAGTTGTATCATCAGCAACAATCTTATATATATTACCTATTATTGTCTCCATTTTATTTTAAGATATATATATAATTGTATTCTTTATATGATGGATGCATTTTATTAAATTATAATAACATTGTGGTCTTGGAATAGAAGGCCACTTTAATCAAATTGTTTGAATTGCCTTGAGATATAATAGGATGTTTGTTGTTAAAAGCATCTGTCCAATAAGCCTGAATTGTAAAGTTTTTTATAGGCGGCCCCGATTTCAATGATACTAGCCGATTTTGAGCAATAGAAGAGGTTGTATATTGTATTATATTTCGATTCTCACCAAATGCATCTGCATCAACTTGAACATCGAAGAATATAGGCAATTGAGGTCTTGCTACATACTGGTTATTATCTATAGCTACATTTTGTTGATTAGTCTGCTGTATATCATATTCTAATTTAGTTGAAACATCAATAAGGAATACAATACGGGATACAGGACACATTATATTAAATGTATTTTGTGTTGCTGTCATTGTAATCAATCCG